ACCGTAAGGTGATGCGGTATTAGCCATTTAAGGACTCCTAAAATTAAGAACCAGAACCAAAAGTGACCTTCGATTTTTTATCCGCAAAAAGCGGCATGCGAGGATCATTCTCACGAAGAAAATTGTTATCGACCGAATCCACTTGGGCTTGGTTCTGCGTCTCATAATACGCAGCACGTTGCTGGAGGAACTCCTCCGGGATACGGCACAACAACAGACCACCGATCTCAATATTCCCTTTAAAACGGGTGTCTTGAGAAGCGAGGTGCATCATTTCGGGATAGTCGTCGGTTTTACACGCTTCATATCCCTCTCGAAACTTAGCAGAAACGTTCTGCGGGTCAGGAGCACCCATCATGCTCACCCGTACCCATCGGTGTTTCCACCCGGGTCGAACGTCTGGCGTGGGCAAAGTCTCAGGTGGACGCCACGCCTCAGGGCGGACGGCTACTTTACGAGAATCTAGTTCACGTGCGAGTCGATTATGCTCAGCCATTTTTAAGCTCCATTTCTTAAGTTAGCAACCTGTTTAGCGTAAAGTTCTAGAGGTACCCCAAGTCGCTTGGCTATCGCAACTTCTGATGCCTTTAACCTTACCTTATTAGGCGGTGTGCTTCGGGTAGCCGGGGCTACTACCGGAGCGGGTCTTGATGCACGGCGCGAAGGTTCATCCTCGTCAGCCGGTTCTGATGCTTTGTTTCGAGGAGCATCGTTATCCTCATGGCTCCCAAAATAATCGGGGAAAGTTCTCCGCATTGTCTTATCAATTTCTTGATAGTACCGATCCGAAGAAGGATCAAGGCCGCGATCTTCAACCAACTCTGAATGCAACCCTAAGGCGAACGCAGTCATGCGGCGATTTTTACCAAACCAACCATTTTGACTACGCCAATCTTCAGCGCGTTGGTCAACAGTTTGCGGCTGTTGGCGTATTTGTAACTCTTTTTCTTCAACTTGTAAAGGCCTTAAGGCTGCTGTCTTATCAATTTTTAGTGTAGCACGCGCAATTTGTTCCTGTGCGGCTACTATTGCATCGGCATCGCCCTCCTCATAAGCCGCCCGGTAAGCCCGTTTTGCGGCGTCTAATTCAGTCTCGGCGACCTGTTTTGCCTGATCTATGTACTCTTTACTACCCGAGGCTAGTGTTTCTTGGAGTTTTCTGTTCTCTTCGAACAATTGCCGGGCGTATTCTTCTGCGGCTTGACGCTCTCGCAGGGCCGCTTCTTTGGCTCTACGCTCGTCGTGGTAGCCACGAGTAAACTTTTTAATTCGTTTTTGTACCTTCTCATCGTAAGAAGCTAACTCTTCTTCAGTAACTTCTTCTGGAGGTTCGCTAGGTTTACGACCCCGATCTTCTTCGGGTGTATCGTCTTCAACCTCAAAGGAGAACTCTTCCTCTTCCGATTCTTTCTCTTCGGCTTTGGGTTCGTCTACCTCATCGGGGAATTTGTACTCGTCGCCTTCAAAATCTTTCTGTGCCATAAATTACTCCTTACGCACGTGAAATGCCACGGGGATCTTCCACAACCGCCTCGACCGAATCATCGTTGATGATGCGGAACTCACGGCCATGAATCTTCAGGCGGGTGCCTGAATTGGGTCGCACGACGATGAAATCGCCCTGCTTGCACGACGGTCCACTGGGAAACCGGGTAGTGTCTTTGTAAGCATCGGGGCCAACCTTGACGACGAACAAAACGGGGGTCAAAACCTCTTCGTAGTGGATCGTAGAGCCAGCTTTAATAATCCCGCTTTCGCTTTCAGCAAACTCCTCCATCGCTTCTGGTACAACGCACAGAAGGTGGTAAGTCTTGGGGTCAGGTAATTGCTTAGCTTTTTCCTCGGCGGAGGTATTTAGTACCTTCGACAAATCAATAGCCGTAGCGTCAAATTCAGTCGTCATCAGAATGCTCCATTCTTCGCACAAGGTCTCTAACAATGGACTCTGCATGCGTAAGACCTCGGATTACGCCGCAAAGGTATCGGTATTCAGCATGGTCTGCTGCTCTACCAGAACTTAAAAATTCGCTCTGCTCTTGCCGCAGCTTGTCAAACTCCGACAGCAGGTATTGGATTAGTTTGTCGTCCATTTATTTCTTAGGTGTTTGACGGGGCTGGGACATTTGAACGCGATCCTTAGCAATCTGAGCCCCCATCCTTAAGCCCTCAAGCTGGTCTTTAGACTTCAGATTGGCTCGATCCGTAGCGGCTTTCGCTCCAACCTGCATCGCGGCAATGCGCTCTTGTACCTGCAGACGTTGCTTCTCAATAATAAGCTGGTCAGCTTTAGCAGCGGCGTCAGTCGCAAGTTTCTTCTCTTCGAGTTCCATCTTCTTCATCTTGAGCTGCAACTCTTGCATCTGCATTTGAAGTACTGGGTCTTGCATCTGCTGCTGAGCTTGTTGCTGCTGAGCTTCTGCTTGGTCGCGCTGGAGGAGTCGAGACGCTGCTTGCGCCGCCAACTGAGCCACCTGTGCCGCAACCTCTGGAGTCATATTCTTGCTCTGCTCTTCAGACGGCATCGGCAAGCCAAGCTGCTCTTCGATCTGTTTGCGATACTCGAACGCCACGTGCTCGTTGATGTGCGCCATCATCGTCGCTTGCATCTGCTGCGCCATCGGGTTCTGACCCACGATCTGCATAATCTTCGGGTCTTGCATCGCTGACATGTGCACAGCAATGTGAGCCTGATGATCCTGCTCGATAAACGCCTTGACGGGTTTGCCAGTCAGAATGTTTTGGTTCTCCTGCACTGGATCGGTCGGAGTCTGATCGTCCTCAATCGGCACGAGCTTGTCGGCGTTCTCAACACCAAGCACCTCAATCATCTGACGGTGCAGCATCGGCAAGTTGTACAACTGCGGCGCGGCTTGGGCCAACTGCATCACGGCCTGATACTGAACAACCTTCTGCGCCATTGTTGACGCATTAGGATCAGACACAGGAATAACATCCGTAGTGTCATAGTCAATACCTTTGGCTTTACGTCCACCAGTCTCAGGCTTGTAGTCATAGTCATCGTCGGTGTAGTCACGGATGACACCCTTCAACAACTTAAACTCTTGACGCATGGCGTAGTGCAAGCGGGCCTGCACAGCACCCATCACCTTCAACATACGCTCAAGGATGGCAAGCGTCGTACCAACAGGAGCGTTAGCGCTCATATCGCTTACGTTCAAATCACCAGCGGACGCAAACGCACGACCTTCCTGCACGATGTTTTGGAACAGAGTGAAAAGAACTTGGCTTGGCTCTTTGTACGGCAGGTTCAAAATGTTGTCACGGATACTGCCGCTTGGCACGTCCACATCACGCCACTCACCGGGAGCAATAGGCGTGTCATCACCCTTGATCCTCAAGCCCCGTGACTTCAACCCACCGGGCAAGTTAGAGAGCGTACCAGCGTCCACCAACTGACGCATAATCATCGTAGAAGACTTGGCGTAGCCACCGATCAAGTGAATCAGACCGTAGCCATAGAACCCAAACCCCGGGATGTATTGGTAGTGCACAAAGTGCTGACGCTTGATCTTTAAGTCATCGTCCTCGCGCCAATTGCGTCGAATAGATAGGATGGTGCCGGAGCCTTTCTCAATGGTCACCACATACGGCAGCGCGATGCCAGTCGGATTACCTTTTTTATCTTTGTCTTCGTACCCAACCAAGTCCAACTCAACGTGCATTTCAAGGACGCGATACCGGTTGTCCTGCGTAGCAGAAAACCCTTGCTCCTTAGCTTTTTGCTTTTCTACATCGTCTAGCTCGTTACTGGGGTCACCCAACTCAACGTCGCTATAAAAGCCTGCGGCTTGCAGTTTAAGAATCTCGTTCTTGGTCTTACGCATCACGTGCGTAACACGCTCGGCGTTGTCAATGGTGGATGCGCCATAAGGTGCAACGATGTCCTCGGCGGGAACAAACATAGCAACCTGACGGCCTTTGTTCGGGTCGTAATAAACCTTCTTGAACGCGGAACCAGAAATTGGTAGACTCCACAGCATGCGTTCATGTTCTGGACGGTATTCGGGCATACCCTCAGTCAGCTCGTAGTTCATATCGTCACGAACACGTTCTGCGGCGTCTTCTTTTTCAGGGGTTATTGCGCCCAAAATTTGGGTCTTAACCGGCCCAGCAGCGGGGAACGTCTCCATGATTGCCTCGCTTTGGAAGCGAACCACAGACTCAGTGAGCATTGGGTGGAACACACCACATGCGCCTTCCCACGGCTCCGTACGATCCTCGTACTTAAGGCCCAATAGCTTAAGACCTTCTACGTAGGTCTCCATCCACTCTTTACGGTCATTGACGTCTTTATCAAAACTATCGAGTAACTCACTAGCTAACTCACCAATCTCGTCGTCGTCCATGAAGTCGGCGAGGTTAGCATCAAAGTCATCGGCGGAGGGCTTTTCTTTTTTAAGCTCGATCTCTATATCGCCCATTTCGATAGAGACTTTCTCCGGGTCTTCAATTTCAATTTCAACCTCTGGCTCAGCCATCATGGCTTCTTCAATGCCAACAGGCGCTGCATATAAACCTTTGTCGATTCCACTTGTGGCCATGCTAAATCCTTACACTGTGTAGTAGCGCTCTTTGCTAGAGCTTCTGAAATACCGAATATCCTCTGGCTCATCAAGCGGCAACCGGAGGAACCCACCCTGACGGAAACGCATCAAGGCGAGCGTCGTCGCGTCAACTAAGTCGTCATGCTCTCCCGAGGGGAAAGCAGCAATCTCGTCTACTAACTCTTCTGCCCAGCGCGTACGGGGCACCCAGACCTTGCCAGAGGCAATAATGTCTGAGACAGAGTTTAGTCTTGCTAT